CAAAAGTTTTTTTTCAACACCTATGTGATCTGTGTGAGCGAAGAATTTTTACCAAAACTCAACGGTGAACACAGCTCATATGCATGGTGTGCGTTCGAGTGCTGGCCAAAAAACTTACATGCTGGTCTCAGGAACACCCTCAATAATAAATCTATAAAAGGCAAATTGCAGACTATTTTAGATCTAATTGTATAGGTCCGGATACATTTGGTGGAGAGAGTTCCGATCTATCCATGGGTACCAATAGGCAGTCACCATGTCGATGCATTTGTACACATGGTTCCAATGGCATTCCATCCACTCCAGCTCGTATGTATATTCCTGGAAATTGCCTGCGTTGGGATTGAAATTGCTGTTGTTTCCTATGGCCGGATAGACATCATAGGCCTTGTTCTGTGTGTGTGATGGAAAAAAATCCATTATGGTGAACATAATGTACTTACCTCAAAAATGTTTCCGATATTAGTTGCCTATTACCATGAAGCTTTTCACTGATGTAGCCACGGCCAGCACCAGCAACGCGATGAGAATCACACCTAGCAGGGCCAAATACAAAGGTCTGCCGTTTTCTCTATCACGCTGAATCTTTTTATTGGGTTGGCTCAGCATATCATTTTCGTGTTCGTTGTAGGGCCACATTTAAAATTCCTATTGGCACACCGAGCCCGTTGCCGAGCTCGGAGCGTCGTTTTTTTGGGTTTTAGTTTTTAGCTACACCGTTGGTGAAAACTGTGTAGAACTTCTGGACGTTGTCCTGAAATTCTTTCATATTCTTCTGGATGGTCTCAGGTTTGAAACTCTCCTGCACCTTCTCATTGAAAGTCTTCACGTTTTCCATCAATACTTTGGTCTGTTCCGCGACATTTGAACCATTGGTCACAAACTCATTGAACTTCTTTGCAGTGTCGATGATGTCCTCTGCCGTCATCACTGGGGCCTTGAACTCAGCAACCACTTGCTCGCCGTCCTTCTTCACGGTGGCTTCGTATTCTGCTAGCTTGATGTTGTAGTTGAACTCCGCCATTTGTTTGGCAAGTCCTAATAGATCGGCACGTATCTCGTAGCCGCTTTTTGATTTGATGTTTGACATAACTTAAACTCCTTTCTGTGTGTGTGTTTGTGTTCTTGTTGTGTCAGCTGTATTTATAACACGAAAACAAAGATCTGTCAATATGTGTGTTGGGATTTTGTGTTTTACACTAATTTAAGGTTCTTTTTATCCTAGGTCTTGGCCAAACGGCTCCGCTAGCGGGGCGCAGTTTGTAGTTGATTTTAGGATAAACATTGCCATCATAGGGTCTTTCGGGCCTGTAGAACAAATATAAGTTAGGTGCTCCCTGTAGATCTCTAATGTCAGTAGGACCCCCGGATGTGGCTGTCAGCTGATCGGCTTTGGCAATGCCAGTGATGTAGGCTTTGGCACGCTCTTGATTCATTTCTGGATAGGTTTCCAGCGCACAAGCGAGCACTCCACAGACCTGGGGAGAAGCCATGCTGGTGCCTGACACTTTGTTCACAAAAAAACTGCCTGATCTCGGATCGGTGACCCCAGCCGTATATGCGCTTACTATGAATGTGCCCGGTGCGAAAATGTCCACTCCTTCTCCGCAATCGCTGAAAACAACTTTCTTGTCCACGCTTATTGCGTCAACGGCACCCACGCAGATGTTGGGAATGTCATAGGTTCCGGTGGAGCTGCCATCGCCCGCGGAGTCATTGGCAGTGGGGCTGGTGCCTCTCATGTAGGGATATGGATTGGCCACGCTGTCGGGGTATCTGTTAGCCATCTCGAACGTGTTGTTCCAATCCTGCCCACCTGGCACGTCGTGCCTCCACCTGCCATTTCCAGCGGCACCCACAGTGATCACACCTTCGTCGATCATGTCCTCTAGATCCTCATCCAATACGGAGACCCTATAAGGTATACGCTGGTTAGATATAAATCCCCAGGCGTTCAGCTGAGCTGTGGTGAAAGTGTTACCACTTACTGTTTTACGGTTGTTTACTCCCAATTGGAGGTCTATCTGTTCTGGAGTTGCTTCATAGAATACCCATTCGTTCACCATGCCGGGGCTGCCCAAAGTACCCGTGTCGCCGGCATTTCCCTCCACTCTTATTCTAAAAGTCCTGTTTGGTGCTGTACCTTCTGTGCCATGGAAAATCCTCTGCACCGAGTTGTCAAATGAACACCACATGATCTTTGGAAATCCAGGATTGGCTTCTCCTAAATTGCTAAAGTTAGTGGATCCACCACCGAAAGTCACATAGTGGTTTGTTCCCACAAAAATCTGATTGTAATTGATTCCAAAAAATTTCACATTGAAAGGCAGATTCAATGTCCAATATCCGTCGTCGTTGTTGCCCACAGTTGGGGTCGTGCTAGATGTAAGGCTAGCTGAGCCCAATAAGGAGGTTGCCAGCGTGGTCACCGTTGCTGCATCTGTGATGGACGGATCGTTGTCTATCAATATGTCCATGTCAAAGGCATAAACAGGTGATGTGACGCCAGCGTTGCTGATTGTGGTTGCATAGGTTACAGTGTAATTGCCTTTTGATGCCAGTGTGATTTCCTCATCTATGATGTTGGTTGTGTTGGCCGTGCTGTCTGATGCAGGTCCCACCGTGAAAGTGTTCACAACGGTGCTGTCGCTCTGTCTAGTCACCGTAATGCTGGTCGTGAGAGTTGTGGTCCCGGAACTGCCTCCCGCCGACACGTCACTCTGTATTCTCACACCTGCATTCACAGTGTCGGTGTTGATCACTATGCTGTAGCTGGCCGATGGTTGTGTGACCCCCGCTATGCTGGCATGATAATTAGAGTCTCTGGTCCATGAAGATGGGTTTGACACGATACTGCCTTCTCCCTGGTCTGCTGTGCCTGTCGTTGTGATTCTGTTTCCATTGTTTTCAAAATTAACCAATGTGGCCAATCTTGTTGAGCTTGTGCATACTCCGCTGAATCCATTGAAAGTTGTGATACCACCCGCCGGAACATTTCTTACACCTCGAAAGGTCACCGCGGTGATGTCATTAAAACTCCATGCCCCTGGGAAGATACTCCAACCCCAACTGTTGTTACAGATGGTTGGATTCTTCCTGCCGGTGGCTGCGTTGACTGGTTTATTTGCATGGAACTGTCTTATGTAGTCCATCACGTATCCGGTATCTCCCCCGCCAGCACCGAAATAAATGTTGTAGATATTGGCATTTCTAGCCCAGCCTTGGGTATTTCCGGCCACCGTGCCGGCCACATGAGTGGAGTGGGAACCTAATGAATAGGTATAATCGCTGGCAGCAATTCCTCTGACTTCAGGATCGTGTTGAAACCAGTTGTATTGCACGGTTCTGGTTCCACCAGTGCCATCCGCATTTAATGCATATTCTGGATGGGTCCATGGCAATCCGTTTTCGTCCACTATTACTGCATCCACATTTCTTCCGGTCTGTGTCAGTCTTATGGTTCCTGTCACGGCGGCACTAGCTTGTTCCCCGTCACCTGAATATCCGGAGCCTCCCCAGCCGTTTCTATTAGAGCCCTCCCAGCATCGCAATAGGGCCCAGTTCTTATGGTTGCTGGAGGTGGTGAAGGACTTATCCCATGCCGTGCTAGTCTGTTCTGTGGTGTTGGTTGATACTTCTTCGACGAATAGTTCCGGTGTTGAGCCCAACGTTCTCGGACTTATTTCTACTGATTTTATTCGTGGATCCGTTTTAAGCTGATTGGCTTCCCACTGGGTCATCAGATAAAGGGTCCCCCTGCTCATTGGCCTACGTTCGACACATTCAATGGCGCGGGTCAGTTCCAGTCCTGGGGGAGTTTGATCCTGTGTTTCCAAGTCACTGTATATAGATTGTAAGTCGTCAAAATTATAGACCACGACATAGAATTCCTTTAGCTGTATATAGGGTGCCGATGTTGAGGGCCTGTCTGCCATCTTACACCTCCAGTGCCACGAGGGTCAATGTTACTGTGATTGTTGTGGTAGAGCCACTCTTGTTGGTGACTGCGCAGTAGATATCAGTTGATGGTGTGCTTTCATTGCTGTATCCTATCGCTGCAGGGCTGATCAAGATAGTTTGTGCCGCGGTGGTAATGACCTCTGCTACCACACCAGCACCCGGTGTTGGGTCTGCTCCTTCTGCCCTTGACGAATCGCTCGATCTGGCAGCGGTACTCACATAAATTCTTACCCATGCTGCGGCAGATGTTTGCACCTTGTACAGTGCATAACCTTTGTATCCTGTTATTGTGATGTTGCCTGTGGCTGCGTTTGCTATGCTGGCAGTGGTCGCGTTGGCAGTGGTCCTGCTGTATAGCCCAGTCACTCCCGCTGCCGAGATGGTGATCTTTCCTTCGGAATCACTAGTGGTGGTGACACCACCGGATCCCACGAACTGTATTGTCTCCCCCGAGTTGATAGTTCTTGCAGTGGAATCGTCCGCTGCCACTTTCAATGAAAATCCGCCACCGCCGGCCACTCCGGAACCATCGATGGTCAATGTGTCTCCAGACACTGCAGTGGTTATTCCGCCCGATCCTGCAATCTTTAATGTCTCTGCATTGTTTAGGGTAACGCCCGTGGAGTCATCTCCCACAAATGTCATAGTGGCCTGTGGCACACCTGTGATGGTAAGTACATCTCCCGACATCGCCGTGGTGATTCCCGTTCCACCAGCAACTTTTAAAGTTTCCCCTGAATTAAATGATGTTCCTGTTGAATCATCTCCGACCACTGTCAATATGTTTGACCCTCCACCGGATCCTGTGATTGTGAGCACGTCTCCGCTCATTGCCGTGGTCACTGAACCTGCGCCCGCTATCTTAATGGTCTCTCCATCTGAAATTCTTGTTCCTGTGCTATCATCGCCCACGAAAGTGATACCCTCAGCTGCCGATAAACCAGCAGCAGTGAAATAACCTAGATCGGCCCATGCTGACGAGCCATTTCCAATTTTGATTTTATATGTGTCTGTTTCAAAACCGATCTCTCCCTGACTCAGCGTGGGATTGGTTGAAGTCCAGTTCGCTGCCGTGTCTCTTCTTATTTGTATCTTGTTTGCCATATTATGCTCCGCCTCCGTTCACTGATGTTTCTCCAGCTCCATATGTTGATGCTGCAGTTCCACCATCTAGGTTTAGAGCTGCTATGTCATACACAACAGCTGAACCGGCGGCATCTATATTTAATGTCACAAGCGTGGTTCCACTTATGGTAACATTACCTTGGGCATCCGTAGCAGTGGTTATACCGTTGGAACCCACAAATTTTAGTGTGTTTCCTGTGGTTATTGCACGTTGTGTGCTGTCATCTCCTGCCACACTGAAAGTAAATGCCGCGGGTCCATTTATTGTAAGTATATCTCCGCTCATCACAGTGGTGATACCACCAGACCCTGTGATCTTTATTGTTTCACCATCTGATATGCGAGTGCCCGTGCTATCATCGCCCACAAAAGTCAATCCCTCGGCTGTGGATTCAGCAGATCCAGTGGCGGTGATGGTCAGGGTGTCTCCCTCCATGGATGTGGTTATACCCGTGCCACCTGCAATTTTAACCGTTTCGTTATCTGAAATCCTTGTGCCTGACGAATCATCGCCTACGAAAGTGATACCTTGTGCCGATAAACTAGTATTGGCATTACCAGCCGGTGGTCTATGTAGACTAGCTCTATATCCAGAAATTTTTATTGTGCTTTGGCTACCTGCGGCCTTCAGATATACTTTGTTGCCTGAAATCTCCACAGAAAAAGTCAAATGTATTACGCCATCTGTGGTCAGTTGCGGCCCTACCATGACATACGCTTGAGCATCATCATGCACCACAGTGACTTCTGACAAGCTGGATTGTGTGTTGTCGTCATCATGCGCTGATATGGTATAGAAAGCTGCCGTGGTATCGGTCATATGGAAGGAATCTAGAGTGGTAGCAGAAGTTGATGCAGTGACCGTGCCGATGATCTTTTGAAAAACGGTTTCGTCTCCACCCTCGTCATCTGCCAATAACAGTCTATGGAATTTCAAATTTAATAAACCGCCGGTGGAATTCGCTTTCAATCTAGCCACGCCATCAGTGATATCCGTAGTGAACTCTATAAAAATATCATCTACGTCACCGTTGTTGACAATATTGTAAATGTTCAAATATGCGTCACTGCCGTCATGCACCATGGATATTTCCGCGCTCAAGTGATAGTTGGGCAAATTTACCCCTTGTTCAGTGGCTGTGACAAAATATTTGGCAGATCTATATTGGCCTATGTTCCATGTGTCTACCACTGTGCTCGAGGTAGATATATCATCATATTGAAAGGTATTGGTCCTTCCTGTACTTCTCGTCACGGTTGTGTCACTCAAAATAGTCTTGTAAGACTGCATGCTGTTTATGGCAGAATTTCCTTCAATCTTGTAGACTATATTAGTTCCTTCTAGCACTGCCCGTGAAGCATGTTCATCTCCGGGCACGATTGTGCCTGTGCTGATAACAGCAGATTCTGACATGAAAGCCGTCAACCCGTCGTGGATCAAATTGATTTTTGAGGCAGTGATCTTGTTGTTGACCTCGTCTCGATAAACTTGATAATACAAGATGGCGCGATTGTCTTCCATATCAAGGATATCCACATCTTTTTCTGATGTGTCTATGCCTATCTTGGAAATTATTTTGGCATCTTCATCCAGCATTGAAGATGGAGTATTGATTCTTCCACTGAATATCAATCCTGTCTTGCTGGCACTGATAGTTTGATTTCCTATGAATAAAGTTCCACTTCCAAAATATCCTTTTCTAAATCTTTTAGTTAATGATCCTAAATCCACGCTGTCATCTGTGGTGGGAATGATTGAAGCATTGGTAGTGATAACACCTGTGCCCGAAGTGCTGATCTCGATGTCTTCGTTGGACCTTTGTCCAGTGATTTTATTGTCGTCTATCAATAGACCACCTGTGTTTAAAGAATCTATGGAACTGGTGCCTGTGATGGTTAAAACATTTCCAGAAATAGACGTGTCCACAGAACCTGCACCCACAATTTGCAGTGTTCCGCCATCTGCGATCGCTGTACCGGTGGAATCATCTCCAATGAAAGTGATACCCTGTGCAGGATTTGATCCATTGATTGTTAATACATCTCCACTGACTGCAGTGGTTATGTTGGAACCACCTGCTATTTTAAATGTTTCACCTGTATTCAATGTGGTGCCAGTGCTGTCGTCACCCACCACTGTGATGGTAGAATTTGTAAGATATGATGATAAATTTGGACCAGTGATGGTCAAAGTATCTCCCGACACTGCCGTGGTTATGCCTGTGGCACCTGCTATTTTAAATGTTTCTGCTGTGTTGATAGTGCTGCCTGTGCTGTCGTCACCCACGAACGTGATACCAGTGAAAGCGCTCAAACTTGTAAAACTTAACTGTCCAGCACCATTGGTGATCAATACTTGATTGGCAGAGCCATCTGTGGAGGGATAAGTGATACCGTTGGCTATCAATCCTGAATTCGCCGTCAGCGTACCGGATATGTTTACACTATCATTGATTTGAATGGCAGATGAGTCGGCACTTGAAATATTATTTGTTTGTATAGTAGGAGTAGTCAAGGTCCCTATTATATCAACACTATCATTAACTGTAATTAATGAAGAATCATTTGATGACACAGTAGTGCCATTAATGGTCCACCCGCCTATAACGGTATTGCCTGTATCTACATCCTCAATAATTACTGTACCGTTGGCATCAGGAAATGAAATAGTTCTATTGGCTGTTAATGCTGCTCCGGTAAAAGATCTTATAAAAGTACCATCATCAAATTCAAATGATCCCTGTATCACTGTTGATCCAATTACTTTTATACCATCGTTGATTTGTATAACTGTTGAATCTTCTGAACTGATAGTATTTGTTACTAAAGTTTGAGCATTTAAAGTTCCGGAAATATTCACACCATCATTGATTTGAATGGCTGTGCTGTCATCTGATTGTAGCGTGTTGGCAATTATAGTGTTCTTTAATACTATTCTACCTGTGCCCGCAGCCGAAATAACAATGTCTTCGTTGGATCTGATTCCGGTGATGTTGTTGTCGTCCACTAGTATTGCGCCGGTATTGAGGTTATTGATTGTTAATGCGCTGGCCTCGAAGTTCACCGAACCACTCACATTGAGGTTTCCTGTGATCGTGGTGTTGCCGTTTACGTGTAGTGCTGCTGTTGGTTCAGAGGTTCCTATACCCACTCGACTGTTGGTCACGTCAAGATACAGTAGGTTTGTTTCAAATGCTAGATCGACGCCGTTTCGAGTAAGATTACTCTTTAACACCGATCCAGATATACGGCCTATCGCCATACCTGTGGATCCTCTCTATAAAAATATTTCAACGAGCATATGCTCGCAGAGCTCTATTACATTGTGAGCCAAACAGTGTAGATATTTATGCTATAGACGAGAAAAGGGCCTTGCGGCCCTTTTCAACTACTGAGGAAGTATTTTACTTATTAGTTCTTTGCTTGAACGAAACAATTTACCATTCCAATACCCTCATCGGATTTGCTTTCTAAAGCTCTTCCAATTACGTGGAAAGGATTGATAGATTCGCCAGTTCGAGCAGCTCTAGCTGTACCTTTTACGCTAGATGATACCAATCTGTCACCTTTGTTTACTGAACCAGTTACTCTCACATGAGTCCTACCGGTCATAGCCACAAAAGGATGTGATTCATTGTTACCTGCACCTGCATTCATCATGTAGGCCGGTTTTGAAGAGATAACACCAAAAACTTGATCAGAAAGTTCATCTGCTGTTTCTGTGATCTCTTGTGCACCGCCCAACATAACCACTGCGCCTTCGGTCATTGGAGCATCTGCTGCGAATCTTTCCGCGATGTCCGCGTACTGAGCTGAGGTCGCTGTGGCATTGATCACTCTGCATCGGATGTCCACAAGTGTGAAATCATCGTTTGGCAGTCCTGCTCCCTCGTTGTGGGTGGATCTCATGGCTGTGAAAGCACCGCCCGCTGCTGCTGGGAATATCGTGGATGCGTCATCGTTGTATGCATCGTCCCAGATCCAATATACGTCTTGTTCCAGCGCATCTGACCCTGTGCCTCTGTGTATGTGTACACCGGAGAATCTTGGCATCTGTGCTGCGGAAGACACGTTGCTGTTGATGGCGATCATGTTGTCTGCCACTTCATATGTTTGTGTGTTAAGTATGGTCTGCGTACCATTCACTGTCAGGTCGGAATTAATAGTCACTGCGCCATTGAAGGTTGAAGTTGAACTTGCTGTCAATGTGGTGAATGAACCCGCTGCCGCTGTTGATTGTCCGATCGACGTGTTGTTGATCGTTGAAGCCGCAGTTGGGTTGATGGTCAATGCACCTGCTGGTGAAATGGTCACTGTACCAGTTCCAGTCGGTGACAGGGTTACTGTCTGGTTGGATGTGGTAGCTGAAATGTTACCTGCCAAAGTAGAAGTTACTCCTGCAGTACCTAAAGTCAATGTGCTAGCTGGTGCAATTGACACTGTGCCAGTTCCAGTTGGTGACAGAGTCACTGTTTTGTTAGATCCTGTTAAGGTCAAATCCGCACTGAAAGAGGCATTGTTTGCGATTGTGGTAGTAGCAGAAGTCACAGTCACAACATCAGTGCTATCAGTCATGATAGCAATTGACCCTGATCCTGTGTCAGTCACTGTTACTGCAGAGTTGCCTGCTTGAATTGAATATTGACTCAAAACCGATAGACTGTCGTCTACGTATTTTTTTGTTGCCACATCACCGTCTGCCGATGGTGCTGAGGTCGATAAGCCTGTTATCTTGTTTGTTGAAGCGTCAATTACGATATCACCTACTGATAATCCTTTATTGACTCTAAAGTTTCTTAATGTCATGGTTCCATATCTCCCACATGATTATTGTTATTATTATTTGCGCCATCAAGTGTCGCACGTGTATTTACCCAAATCTGGTAATTTTTACGATTAAAGGCCCAATTATGCTGCTGCCAATGAGTACTGCACTATTGCACTGGATTGCCCGCCTGTGCTGGTAGCTTTTACGCTCACAGTTCCGCCGGAATAAGTGGCGGTGAGTTCAGCAGTGTCCGCTGAGCCTGTGTTGACCACACCATAGGTATTGATGTAAGCAGATGACCCATCATGTATAACGTGTGCCTTCATCACCGAATACTCGCCGTTGGCCGAATCGGTTACCTGCACATACAATTCAGCTGATCTGTAGGTAGTTGCGTTGAAATCCATTATTGTGGTGGCAGCACTGGTGAAATTCACTGATGATGTCAGTGATCTCGCAACCCCGCCCGCTTGGACTGCAGTGTTATCAAAACCTTCTATGGCGAATATCCTTGCTCCCGAATGCGGAGCAGAACCAAACGTTATGCCTGTACCAGACACAGTGTAGTTCTCTGTGGGTTCTTGATACACGTTGTCAATGTACACCTGTACGTTGTTGGCGCCGGCTGGTGCAGTTGAGAAGAATCCTGAAAAAGTTGATGTTGAGCCATCACCTGTAGCGCTGACCTTGTTGATTGAAACGTTGGACCCGCCCAGTGCGAAAGAGGCCCAAGTTGATCCGTCCGTGGATCCTTCATAGGTGCTGAGTGTTGTGTTGTACCTTATGACCCCGGTGTTACACGTGGGTCGCTCTGCTGTGGAACCCTGTGGCAATTGTAGTGCATCTGTGGTGCTGATGTCCAATGAGTAGGCCGGTGTGCTGGTGCTGATACCGATCTTGTCCGCTGATGCGTCCACGTAGAACAGATCTGCGTCTGAGTCTCCCTCGATGACCACGTCAACGTTGGCTCCCGCCTCGTTGATCCTGATCGAGCTGGTGGCCGCTCCGTCAATCTTCAATATGCCTGTGGTGTTTGTGACCTGTGTATTGGTGCCATCGTGTGCCACTGTGAAATCATTTCCTGCACCGATCCTCAATGATTGGTTGTCCGCGTCGATGTCAATGCCAGCGTTGGCGTCTATTGATGTAAACTGTCCTGTGCTTCTTGAACTTGCGCCAATAGCAGTGCCATCGATCGTGCCACCAGTTATGGTAACACCGCTAGAAGAAAAATTATTGGCAGTAACGGCGCCAGTGGAGTTAGCAATAGTGATAGATTCTGTTCCGTCTAGTGCCTTGATTGCTCCTGTATTCAATGATGTCGATGCAGAGATTATGCCTGCTCTGATATTTGAATATGAGTCTATGGTAACGTTACCTGCTGTGTTGCCTGTTTCTGCTGCTGTGTTGGCGAATGCGAACTCATCAGCTGATTCATCCCAAATGAAAGACACGTTGCTTAATGAACCCCTGTTGAATAATAGACCTTGATCGTATGTGTTGCCTGCTCCACCTGAATTATTTTTTGCCAAAATAATAAGCGGATCTTCGATGGTTAAAGTTGTGGATTCGATCGTTGTGGTAGTACCATTAACTGTCAGGTTACCTCCCACTGTTACGTTGCCGGATGTGTCCACTGTGGTGAAAGTTCCCGCTGCTGCAACACTGCCACCGATTATGGTGCCATCGATAGCACCGCCATTGATGTCCACTGTGTTGGCGTTTAATGTGGTGAACGCGCCACTAGCTAGCACCGATGCACCGATCGTGGTTCCGTCTATGGCTCCGCCATCGATGTTTACTTTGGTCATGACCACAGATCCTGTGCCATTAGGTGTTATACTAATATCTGCATTGGCAGTTGATACGATTGAAAATCCATTAACATCTAAATTGCCACCAAGTTGCGGAGTTGTATCTTCCACTATGTCGTCAATACCTTGATCTGCTAAATTCTTCCATTCGCTATTGCTGTATCCTTCGATGGTGTTCAAGGTGCTGTTGTATCTGATATCTCCATTGGCCGAAGTGCCTCGCTGTTCGGTGGTGCCCGATGGTAATCTCAGAGCGCCTGTGCCGCTCAAGTGTAATTGTCTTGATGGTGTTGATGTACCAATACCCACGAATGAGTTGGTTACGTCTAAAACTAATAAATTTGTCTCGAATGCTAAGTCAACGCCAGACCTTAATAGGTTGGCTTTGAGCATCTGTCCTGAAATACGTCCTATAGCCATTTTTAAATCCTCGAGTGTTTGTATCTGTTACCATTTATTTATTTTTTTTGCTTGTAAAACCTCTGTTAAATACCCGTAATAACAACATATATGCCTGGTCATTTAATAACAGTAATGGGGGAATTGGGTGAAGATAATATCAATGCTTCTGTGTTAAAACATTCTAATGTATTGATAGCAGCTGGCTTGCAAAAACAGCACGCTATTGCGGATTATGTGTGTACCAATTCTGCGGAAGATCTGGATATCTTGATGAAGGAACGCGGCGAAAAAACAACCATCGTGGCGCCACGCAATCTCTACGCCAAATATGTGTGGCAGAATGGCATAGAATGTGTGCCGGATTTCGAGGATCTTAAAGAATATCAGTGGAATCCCAACACCTGCTCTCAGCAGCTGATGGGCCTCGCATTGGCCTGTTGGATCGGCAGCCCTGTGATCGCGGTATTTGATTACTTGTTGGATCCAGAAAAAGAAACACCTGCATTTAGAGCACTGTTAACACTGTATCCGGGCACTCGATTTCTTTACGTAAGAACAGTCAAGGGCAACAAGATCAAGTTGTTTCACAAGATGAAGAATTTTTCACACATGGATCAAAATGAATTTTTAAACTTTTATGAAAAATATACAGAATCAAAATAAAGTAGGATTGTTAAAATATCATGTGGTCGTGGAATGGCTGCCCACCTGCCGCAACAGATCACCTAGGACTCTGCAGAATCGTCCGGACCTTGTGCATAAAATGAACGAGTACACCAAGAATGTCGTTGCCATATGTGAGGGATATAAAAATCCCATACAGATAGATCAGAGTTACAACATGCTGGGCATACGCACTTGGTGGCAAGAAGGATCAGATCTATATCATTTTTTGATGACACAAGAGCAAAACAAAATAAATGTGATTCCAGAAATTGGAGTATTGAATCAGTTAACCGGTAAAATTGTGATGTTCAAATTCTCTGTGGATAAAAACGGTATTACTCTATATTAAATCGTCAGCGAATCCACTGATCACCACTATTCTAGCACCAATGTGAGGGGCTTCATCCGTAATGGTTATAGAAGATGTTGATCCATCTGTGATATAATTCACGTCCGGTTCCTGCATCACGCTGTCTATGTACACGATCAAATTCTCTGGTGCTGTGGTTACGTTGGCAGATATAAAAGTTTGTGTGCTGCCATCACCTGTGAACACGTCCTTCAACACTGTCTTTGATGTGGATTCAGTTTTTAGTGCAGTGTATGTGCTGCCGTCGAGGCACACTTCGTACTTGTTGGTCTCGGTGTTGAATCTAATGACGCCGATCTGCCCAGATGGTCTCTGTGCAGTGGTTCCCTTGGGCAATATCAATCCCGTAGTGCCAGCCAGCACAAAATTTCCCGTGCCCGTGGTCTCTATCTCGAAGTCGGCATTGGTAACATTTTGTGTTAAAGTGTTGCCAGAAAAGGTAAAACTCCCCAAAGATGCGGCGGTTGCGATTGAAATGGCTGTGTTCATTGATTGCAATGTTACAAAATCTTCGTTGTCCACAGGATTGGCTCCCGCCAGCCTGGTGTAGGCAGTGTCATCAATGTTGGTCACTGTGCTGCCGTCAGACGTGGTGGTCACTATTTTGAATTTGTCTGCACCTTCGTCCCAATAGAATGCCGCATTGTTGCCTGAGGACTGTCTCTTGATCATTATACCAGCATCGTTGCCCACGCTGCCACCACTGTTCAACATCAATATGTTGTCTTCGATCTCCATGTTGGTGGTGTTGACCACTGTGGTGGTGCCTGTGACTGTTAGATCTCCAGTGATCTCGACCGAATTTTGGAATCTCGCTGATCCGTTGACATCCAGAGCAAAGTTGCCTGGAGCGGCAGTGCGTATGCCCACTCTGGAATTGGACACGTCCAGATACAATAGATTGGTTTGAAACGCCAGATCCGTACTGCGAGTCAAATTTGACTCAAGCATTTGGCCAGGAATTCGTTGTATAGACATAGTTTTACCAGTTATTTATTAGTTTTTTCGAGGAATTATACTACCAATAAATATGCGATAATATGTCCATAGAACTCAGCATCAAGCAGGTCATCGAAGAGCAGGTACAGAAGGTCACCCAAGCCTATATACAGAGATTAACAAATGAGTATTCTCGCATTACTAAAAAATTAGTGGAAGCAGATGACAAGCTCAATGATGTATTAAACAAACTAGCCAGCCACAATAATATTATCAGTGATCGAGAATTATCTGGAGATAAAATAGACAGTGGGATCATAACCAATTTTGCCAGCACAGGTATTGATGACAATGCTTCTAAAAAAAGAATCACCATATCTGATGATAAAATTGTGATAGAAAATGACCTAGAGATCAAAGGCAAAATAAAATGCGATACACTCTATTACAGCAGCGCCACAGCAGATAATTTAGATGTCAAAAATTCTGTAAGAATTGACAAGAACGAGGTACTTTGGAAAGACCGATTGGGAAATTCTGTAACTAAATCTAAACTAGAAGAAGTGGGTGTATTAAAAGAATTGAATGTGAATGACACACTGAGAGTTGTAAAAAATTTTGTAGGGGTGAATACCTTGAATCCTAATTCTTCTCTTAGTATTGTCAAACACGGGATTGAGATAATTCACGATGTCAAGGGCTCTGTGGCCTATGTTGGTACTTTTGCCTCTGATGATTTCAGCGTAGGATCGGGTGGCGAACCCACTCTCTTTGTTTCCCATGATAACAAAATTGGTATTAAGGTTAGAAAACCCAAGGCCGATTTAGATGTGGCTGGACCAATTAGATATCAAGGACAGATACATCAGTATGATGATAAAATACCTTCGGCTGGTGCATATTCACAAGGTGATATTGTGTGGAATACTAAACCCATTAAAGGGTCAGTGTTGGGTTGGGTATGTATATCTGCAGGCAGTCCCGGTGTGTGGCAACCTTTTGTTAGTCTTTAGACTGAATCAAATCCGTGTATTATTACCAAGCTAGAGTCAATATCTCCAGAAACCAGTGCTAACATTTTGATATAAGGTGAAGTGCTATCTGAGTTTATATTATACGCTGATGGTGGTTGATAAACACCGCCCAAGAACACAAGAACATTTTGATCTGCAGCAGGAGTCAATGATAATGGAGAGTAGCTATCTCTAGGAATTCCTGTAGCGTCTTCATCTAAAATTGTGAATGTGTCCACAGTAATAGTGGACGCTCCACCTGTGCCACCTTTTATCTGTTTGAATTCTGTGCCG